AGCATAATGCGTGAACAGTTGTTGCAACAGTCGGAGATAGCGAGAAACACGGCTTTGTCGGCTGAACGACTGCAAAACATTGAAAGCACGCTTAAACGCATAGAAACAAAGGACAATTCATTACTATCACAAGGCATTTCGTAATATGGAACTGGTAGAACAACTTAGAAAGGATGGCACAGAGAAAGGTCTGTGCCGCCTTTGGCAGATGAAATTGAGGGGCAACTTAGACACGGAGGCATTGGTAAAGCTCTACATCAAGGGCATTGACTTTTGCATTTGTGAGGATTACCCCACGCTTGATTTTCTTAGGACGCATTTTAAGGGCAACAGCGAGCCTTACGGTGTCTATATTGATGAAGATATGCCCATACTCGCAAACAAGGCAGATTTGGTGCTTAATGGTGCTTGTAGGGGTATGTTGGAGTATGACGGATATAGTGTTTCACGCCTGTATGTGCGCCACACAAGCGAAATAGCCGTAAATGTGTCTGACCATGCCGTTTTGACAATAGATTTGTTCGACCAAACCAAAGTACACCTGTCGGTTGTCGGTGATGATGCAAGCGTTATCCTCAATGTGTATGGCAGCACTCCACAAATAGACTTCGTGGACGGTGAAAAGCCAAATTGTGTAATCGTGAACTATAACAATAAAACTACATACTGATATGGTAGATAAGAACTTGATACTTTACTTGCCATTTGACGACCCCGATGGCAATAAGGCTTACGACTATTCGGCAAGCCGTGCTGATGCGACACTTTCAGACGGGGCAACATTCACCAAGAACGCCAAGACAGGCAAGGCACTTGCTTTGAATGGCGGTGAGTGTCTGACCGCAAAAGCCATTCCTTTTAGCGGAAACTTCACGGTGTCTGCCTATGTAATGACAACACAAAGCCGTATCGGTTGGGTGGTAAATTTACTTGGTGTAGATAACTATCGTGAAAAGTGGATTGATGTTGCGCCTAACCAATGGTACTTTATCGCCTTTGTGCGTGACAGCGACACATTCAGAGTGTACATAGATTCGGCTTGTGTCTATACAGCCTCGCTTGGTGGTACACCACAGGGTTTGAGCCTTTGCACTGACGAACTGCTTACAACGACTGCAAACATTGACGAGTTGAAAGTGTACAATGTGGCAAAGACCGAAAAAGACCTGTTGGAAATACAGGCAGACAACGATGTGGAATACTACATTGACGGTGTGAATTTCAAGGACTATGGCGTGTATGTGTCTGGCTCTACTGGCTTGGTCGGTCGCCTTGCACAGAAAGACGCATTGCAAGTGGATTGGGACAACTACCACGGCATTGTGCGTGACAGAAACAGAAAACGCTATAAGGAGCGCACCATTACGCTTGATTGTTTCCTTGAGGCAAGCGGTCGCAGCGCATTTGTGGAATGGACTAACCGCTTTATGTCATTGTTCGATGGGGACGGCACACACCGTTTGACCGTGGAGTATGACGGAAAGGCAAAGCCATTGGTCTATGAGGTAGGCTTGTATGATGAAACCGACATGACAAAGACATGGGGGCAGTACAACAATGACCTTATGGTTGGCACGTTCAAAATGAAACTCATAGAAGATGAACCCGTAAAACGTGTGTTGCGCCACATATCGGCAAGCGACAATTCCAAGGCAACGATAAAGGTTACATCCACAAAGTTGCTCAACATCTATTGGGGTGACGGAACACACACATTCAATGTGAGTGGCAACGAAACAACCGTAGAACACACCTATGCACTTGCTGGCGAGTATGACATCATTGTTGCTGGCGTGATTGAAGATATTGAAAGTTTTGAAACAAACGATATTGTAGTATGGGAATTACTCAAATAACAAAGCGCAATGGCGAAACAATACAGCTCAACACAAACGAGCCGTTTTGTTTCGTCAAAGAGGCTACACTCACAAGTTCCTTAATGGGCGATGATTACATTTCGCTCAAAATCGTTTCCGCCAATTGGTTGTCATTCGCCAAAGGAGATAAGATAACCATTGGTGGCAAGGAATATAGTATCAGAGCCACAACAACCCGTGAGGTTGTTTCAGAGGGTTATTACAACTACGAGCCTGTATTCTATGGCGTGATGTACGACCTTATGAAAACTATCTACCGCAATTGCGACAAGTACGGCAAGAGCGACAAAAGCACATTTGACTTGACCTATACAATCAAGGAATTTGTGCAAGTCCTTATCTACAACATGGAAAGGGATTATCCGGGGTTGTGGAAGTTCGATGTGGATAACTGCCCCGACACGGAGGCTAAGACTATTCAGTTTTCGGGCGTGAACTGTTTGCAGGCATTGCAGACCCTTTGCAACAGCGAGCAGTTCAACTTGGAGTTTCAGATAACCCAAGACAAGGGTGTGCGCACTATCCATATAGGCAAGTTCGGCAAGCGTATCAATCCTCCAAGCGGTGCTGATTTCTTTGAATGGGGCAAGGGTAACGGATTGTACAACCTCAAAGAACAGAAGATAGACGATAAAGCCATTATAACCCGTCTGTGGGCAGAGGGTGGTACAACCAACATTCGGAGCAATTACAGGGAGTATTCGGAGCGACTGCAATTGCCGTACCCACAGCGAAAGAACCAGTACGAGCATACCCTTTCAGACGGAACGGTTGTAAAGGTGGGTTCTGAAACAATCGGCATTGCTGACGATGCAAAACGCTACATTGAGGATGCAGAACTTCGTGATAAGATAGGCAGTGAGGAAGATGTAAAGACCTACGATAACATCTACCCCACACGCACGGGAACCGTTACGGCTGTTGTGGCTGATGATATTTGCGCTTTCATTGATGATACAATGGACTTCGACCTTAACAAGAAAGACGATAAAGGCACGGTGTACCTTGTGGACGGAACGAGCGCAAAGATAACATTCACTTCTGGGCGGTTGGCTGGGCAACAGTTTGAGCTTGAGGCGAAAGGTGGCTACAACCACGAAACAAAGAAATTCCGCATTATCCCATTCACGGATAATAGAGGTTTGACCATTCCATCCACTGAAACACAGGACGCTTACAAAATTGAGGTCGGAAACACCTACAAGATAACCGACATATATCTGCCCGAAAGCTACGAGCAAAAGGCAGAAGAGGCGTTGTGGTATGCTGCAATGGAAGATTTCAAGACAGCGACACAGGCAAAGGCTCAATACACGCTGACATTGGATAGGCTCTACTTTCTCCAAGAACTAAGCCGTGATACCGATACAAGCGTGTTTGAGGTGGGCGATTATGTGCCTGTTAAGGACACACGTTTTGGCATTGAGAAACAAATGCGCATACAGAAAGTAACACGCAACCTTTTGTTGGAACAGGACTACCAAATCACTTTGGCAGACACAACAGCCGTGTCTATACAGGCGCAAACCGTGCTTACTGTCATTGAGCATGAAAACATCATAAACAACAACCGCCTCCGTGATTTGAATAAAGCAAGGCGAGGATGGAGAACCACAGAGGATTTGCGTAACATGGTCTATGACACGGACGGATATTTTGACACGGACAACATCAAGCCAAAATCCATTGACACAAATATGCTGACTGTTGGAGCAAAGAGCCAACAGTTTGTTTTGTCGGGATGTGTGTTGCAAGCCAACTTTGGGGGCAATCCGAATATGTTTGTCGCAACGGCTGGCATACTCTCGCACCTCACCATTGACAACGACAAGATTAGGAACTGGCAGATGAATGAAGCCTCGTTCAAACTGCAAAGCACAGGCGGTTACTATCTGTTTGCCAAGTGTTCAAAGAGCGGTGAAAACGGTGTGTGGTATCTTACCCAAGAGCAATTGAAGTTTGAGCCTACGAGCGACCCCAACAATTACTATTTCCAAGTTGGCATAGTATCAAGCCTGTATGCAGATGATAATTTCAGAGATTTTCAGACCACATACGGCTTTACTCGCATCAATGGCAACACTATCACAACTGGGCGCATCATTACGAGTGATGGCGAGTGCTACTTGGATTTGGACGGCAACAAGTTCCGCATTGGTGACAGCACAAGTTCTATTGATTGGAACGTGTCGGCAAAAAGCCGTCTGACATTGAAGAATGTTAGCGTGGCAAGTGGCAGCGGTGATGTTGTGCCGTTGGGCGTTTATCGTGGAGTGTGGAATAAGGATTACATCTACTACACGAGTGATGAAGTGGCTTATACAAGCAATGGCGCAACGTGTACCTATCGCTACATACACCCCACACCTACCAAGGGTAACTTGCCAACCAATTCAACCTATTGGGCGATTGTAGCAAAGGGTGCTGACGGTACGGATATAGAGTTTATCTATTTGCGAAATACAGGCAGTACACCAAGTAAACCAACATCCGTGAATACTGATGATTATGTGCCTACGGGTTGGACTGATGAACCAAGCGGTGTGTCGGCAGACTATCCTTTTGAATGGGTGTCTATAAGACACAAGACAAATAGCAAATGGGGGTCTTTCTCCGAGCCTACCTTGTGGAACAATTACGTTGTATGGAATCCCAATCTGCTTGAACAGACAGAGTTTGAAAGCATGGATAGGCTGGATAAATGGGATGTCGTTTCTCGCAATAATGGTGGTAGTGGCATAGATACAAGCATTACCCACATCAATACAAGCGGTGTGGACGGACATAATTGTTTCTATGATGCAAACACTAAGCGGAATGATGAAAGCGTGTATAAAGAAGTGTTGCGCCAAGTGTTGCAGTCCTCGACCACTAAGAAGTTAAAGCCTTCGACATGGTACACTCTTTCATTCTGGGCAAAGTGTGGAACTAAAACATTGACCGTGAACGAAACAAGCAGCGCATACGGCTTTGCACAGCGCACATTGTATCTAAGAAGTGGGCGCAAGTACACATTCTCATTCAATGGACGCATTGATGCGCAAGCTAAATCAGACGGAAAGGAATTAAGGTGCTTTATATGGCAAGACGGATGGAAATGGCAAAAGGAAATTTCTGTCAGCAATACCTATAACACGACAGCCTCCATTTCGTTTGACGATGTACCCGCTGATGGTGTATATCATTTTGCGGCATACTTGTATGACAGTACAGACCCACGCACAGGCAAAGCAACCCTTAATTGGGTGCGCATACTTGAAACAGGCGGTACAATATTCAGCACCTATGTATTCCCAAGTGCCATTGATACAACCAAGGTGTTTGTGGATGGTGTACAATACAACAATACTATTGGTGCGGATTGTGTTGTTGATTATCCGACATACACGGCATGGAAAAAACATACTATAACATTCAAGACAAAGGCAAGTTTTGCCGATACTGAATATGTGTTGTTCCGCTTGCAACCAATCATAATTGAGGGCAACTCGCAATATCTCTATATCTGTATGCCAAAGTTGGAACTTGGCAAGGTGGCAACTGCCTATGATGCAAATTCAAACGACAATCGCCCCGACTACCAAGAGTACAGGTTTGCCAAGAACGGCTCACGCAACAGTGCGCCAAGTTTGGTTAAGACGGATGCAGAGCCGAACGGATGGACTACCGTACAGCCGTCTGTTGGTACGCTTGAATACTTGTGGATGATTGTAGCCAAGAAGAGCGGTACAGGCGCATTGCTCACCAATTGGAGCGACCCTGTGCGCATTACACCTTATGACGGAAAGGATGGCGAGAATGGCAAAAGTCCTGCCTTGGTGTATCGTGGTGTATATGATAGCAGCAAGACCTATTACGGCAATCAGTACCGTGTGGATGCAGTCAAACACAATGGCATTTACTATGTCGCACGGATTGATGCGGGCAGTTTCTCAAATGTCCTACCGACAAGCACATCAAAGTGGAATCCATTCGGTGCGCAATTTGAAAGCATTGCTACAAATCTACTTTTGGCAGAGGGCGCAAATATCGGTGATTGGTTTATAAGCCAAGGCAAGATAGTATCAACGCTTGAAACAGGCAATAAAATAACGCTTGACGCAAAGGGTGGCGAGGTGTTACTTGAAACATCCGATAATGACTATGATAACATTATGTCGGAGTATGGCAATCAGTTTGGTGCAAACATTCGGCTTAGTCTGAATAGAGGCAATGTTGAAGTTCACGCTAAAAACTCGCCAAGCTATTCAACTGGCACATCCTACCTTTCTCCAACAGGCATATTTTCAAATATGGCTGGTACGGATGGTATGCCCTCAAGCTCTGGATATACACACCGTGGGGCAATTGTTGGTCTTGGGTCCGCCAATGTTGCTAAAAGAACATGGTCGGTTAATATGGTAGATACAATCATTGCTGGTGTATATGGTAGAGCGGACAACAGCGGGACTGCACCCGCCTTTGGTGGATTCTTCTACAATCTGTATGCTGGTGGTCTTATACTTGGGCGCAAGTGTATCACAGAAAGCGGAACGAAAGGACATTCAAGTTACCTGTCGGGAAGTGATAGTGTGGTTATCGGTTATTCTCGCTACGATGAAACGGTATATCTGCCATCCAATCCAACAGAGGGACAGGTGATATTCGTAAAGCAATGGTGGAGTGGTAAAATGAGATTCAAGCCATTGACAGGACATTGTATTTACGATGATACTTCGGAAAACTCCGATTATCCATTTGCAGAGGGACAAGGTGGAATGTTTGT